CAGAATTTGTCTAGCACAAATGGTCGTACAAATCCGCGTGACTATCAAGTCGATTTGGCTGTTCATCAGTTGGATCGCGGCGGCGCTATCGTTAAGACATATAAGTTCATCGATGCGTATCCTATCGAAATTGGCGCAATTGCTCTTGACTTTGATTCGACAAATCAGATTGAACAATTTGACGTGACATTCCAGTATAACTACTGGACTTCTGATACCGCTGAGGGTAGTGGATTTGGCGTTAACGTTTCTGTTGATACTCCAATCGGATCGTTCCCACTATAAGTAGTTGATTATACAGTTAGTCCATTCTTACGAGTGGACTAAATATAGTTTAATTATGTTTTAATTGGAGAAGTATTTTGCAAATTTTTGGCATCGAGATTTCGAGAAAAAAGGATAAGGAACCGGCATCAGTCGTTCCTCCATTTAATGATGATGGTTCGACAGTTGTCACGTCCGCTGCAGCCGGCTACTATTCACAAGTGCTTGAGCTTGAAGCGCGTATTAAAAATGAAAATGATCTGATTCGTCGTTATCGCGAAGTGTCTCAGTACTCTGATTGCGATAGTGCAATTGAAGACATTATCAACGAAGCGATTGTCACTGATGGTAAAGATCCATCTGTTGAAATTAATCTCGATGATCTTAAAGTATCAGCGGGCGTAAAGACTAAGATCACTGATGAATTCAAGACTATTCTAAACTTACTACAGTTTGAATACAAAGGTCATGACATCTTTAGAACTTGGTACATCGATGGTCGTACATATTATCATGTGTTAGTTGATGAAGTGAATCAAAAGAACGGTATTACTGAATTGCGACCTATCGATCCACGCAAGATTCGTAAAATTAAGAACGTCAAAAAAGAAAAGAATGACAAAGGCGTTGAGATTGTAAAAGACGTTGAAGAGTACTATCTCTATAATGATAAAGGTATTACTGAGACGTCTGTCCAAGGTGTCAAGCTACCAACAGACTCGGTAATTTATACATCGTCTGGTTTGGTTGATAGTAATAGCGGAATGATTTTGAGTTATTTGCACAAGTCTATTAAGTTGGTCAATCAACTTAAGATGATGGAAGATGCATTGGTGATTTATCGTATCAGTCGTGCACCTGAACGTCGTATTTTCTATGTTGACGTTGGTAACCTGCCAAAAATTAAAGCTGAGCAGTATGTTAATGATTTGATGAACAAGTTTAGAAACAAAGTTGTTTACGATGCATCGACTGGCGAAATTCGCGATGATCGTAAACACTTGTCGATGATGGAAGATTTTTGGATGCCACGGCGTGAAGGTGGTAAAGGTACAGAGATTACTACTTTACCAGGCGCTCAGACTTTAGGCCAGATCGAAGATATTCAATATTTTCAGAATAAATTATATCAGGCGTTGAACGTTCCAGTCAGTCGCTTAAAACCTGATCAAGGATTTAGTCTTGGTAAATCGTCTGAGATTACTCGCGATGAGATTAAGTTCAATAAGTTCATTCAGCGTATTCGTAGCAAATTTTCGAGTATGTTTCTCGATATCTTGCGCATACAACTGATTCTTAAAGGTGTCATCAATCCCGACGAATGGGATACTGACATCAAACAATTTATTCGCTTTGACTACAATAAAGATAATTATTACAGTGAACTCAAAGAGAATGAAATTATGCAAGGTCGTCTTGCAGCATTGGCTACTATCGACCCATATGTTGGTAAATATTATTCGATCGAATGGGTCAATAAGAACATATTGCAAATGACGGATGACGACATTAAAGAAATCGAAAAGCAAAAGATTGAAGATCGTAAAGCAGAATTAGAAATCGCGGCGCATCAAGGTGCTATCGATGTTAACAAACAGGCACCACTTGCTGATTTTCAAGATCAACGTAACACAAATAATGGAGAAACTAAATGAGCACAAAAGATCTAATTAATGCTATTATTGCTGGAGACGCAATCGAAATCGAGAATGCATTTAATTCGACGATGGCGGAAAAGATTTCTGATCGTATTGATGATATGCGTACTCAAGTTGCGAAGAGTATTTTTGCAACTGAAGGAGCTGATTTGGATGAAGCGACAGACACTGAGAAGCGCGATCCAAAGACTGGTAAAGTCGTTAGTTGGAAACACGAAGGTGATTGGGTTAAGACTAAAAGCAAGAAAGACCCAGCTGGAACTGCTCCTCATTTGAGTGATGTAGCTCGTCGTAAGACTGAGAAGACGGCCAATCAATAATATGCAGTATTCTCAGTTTCTGAAACAACTAGACCGACGCACAATCGGTTCTGAAGTAGTAACGCGCGTCAACTACTTCGACAGTGTTATTCAAGAAACTAATGAAAGTAAAATCTTTATCGATGGTCGAGAGACTAAAATGTCGTCGATAAATGAAGCGAAAGAATATATTCGTCATCTGAAATTGAAAGAAGAACTTTCATCTCAGTTTTATGAAGAGATCACTGACACTGAGATCGCGAACATCATTCGTGAATTTCATGATGTCAAAGTGACAAATACTTTGATTGAGTCGTATGTCAATCTCGCCGCGTCTAAAACATTTAGCGCTGATCCAGTTATTTCGAGTATTCGATCAATGAATTATCTTGATGTCGTGATGGAGAATAAAATTGATTATGTTCTCGATGATGGCAGCGTAGTTACGATCGATAAAGATACACAATCTAAATTGAACAGTGTTCTCGATGATAAATATCAAGTAGTAGAGTATATGCGTGAGTCGAAAGACAATTTCATGGATGTAATACGAGAAATAAGTAGGAAATAAAAATGGCTATTGTAAAAACAATTCTAAAATTAACAGAGCGAGACGCTGTTGTTAAAATCGCCGGGGACGCTGGATCATCGACGATCGATCTTTCAGTTGATCTTTTAAAGCCAAATGAAGTCGCGGCCGCTGAGCAAAATGTGTCTATCGCTGGCGCTCAGTGGACTGGTACTGTCGATGGGTTAGCGGTGATATCTCGTAATGGTGTTACTATTATGACACTTAACGCTGGCGCGTCAGGCGCTTTAGAAATGAATGGTCAGATGATGATTCCCGATACAATTCAAGATACTTCTGATATAGTCGTGACAATCACTGGAACAGCAATGGAAGTGTGGCTCAGACTTAAGAAGACTAATGGATATACATCTGCGATTGAAACATCTGAGTTCGGCCAATACGATAATCCTACAGTAGTCGGAGAATAATAAATGAAATTTATACGCGAAGTCCTAGAGACAACTAACCTAATTGTCGAGGAAAAACTCGGCAAAGGTAAAGAATACTTCATTGAAGGTATTTTCCTTCAATCAGAAATGAAGAATCGCAATGGTCGTATGTATCCAGAGACAACGATGGATCGCGAAGTAAAGCGATACCAAGAAGAATACATCGACAAGAATCGTGCTTATGGCGAACTTGGTCATCCAGATACTCCTTCGATCAATTTAGATCGTGTATCGCATTTGATCACGGGTCTTCGTAAAGAAGGCACAAACTATGTCGGTAAAGCTAAGATTCTTGCAACTCCAATGGGCAATATTGCTCGTGGATTACTAGACGGTGGTGCGAATCTCGGTGTTTCAAGCCGTGCGCTTGGCTCGTTGAAGATAAATAAAGAAGGTGTTCAAGTTGTTCAAGACGACTTTATGCTTTCTACTGCAGCTGATATCGTGGCCGATCCTTCGGCTCCTGATGCTTTCGTAAGAGGTATTATGGAATCGGTTGATTGGGTTTTTGTTGATGGACGTTTTGAACAGAAACAGATTGAACAAACAAAGAAGCTTATTCAAAGCACTTCTAAAAGAGGTTTGACTGAAGCTTCTATTGTCGCTTTCCAGAATTTTTTAAATTCTATTAAATAAGATTTTGTGAATAGCTAAATCTAAACTTGTATAAATAATTAATCATAGGAGATTAAACATGTCTATTGACAAAAAAATCGCAGAACTTATTGCCGAATCTGAAAAAGCTCAAGAAGTTGAGCAACTCGAAGTTACGACCGAAGACGAAGTTGTCGAAGAAGTCGTCGCTGAAGAAGTCGAAGCAAAAGAAGACGAATACAAAATCGACGTCTCTGAAGACGTCGCAGCTCTCACCAATGGTGAAGAGTTGAGCGAAGAGTTCAAAACTAAAGCTGCTACAATTTTTGAAGCAGCTGTAGTTAATCGTGTTAAGACAGAAGTGTCTAAGCTCGAAGAGCAGTTTGATGAAAGACTTGTTGAACAAGTCGAGAGCATCAAAGAGGGTCTAATTGAAAAAGTTGATGGATATCTCAACTATATTGTTGAGCAGTGGATTAATGATAATGAACTTGCCCTTGAAAATGGTATGAAGACGGAAATCCTTGAGTCCTTCGTTGAAGGTATGAAAGGCGTATTTGAGCAGCATTACATCGATGTACCTGAAGAGAAATTTGACGTATTGGGCGATTTGCAAGAACAAGTTCAGACCGTAGAGTCTAAGCTTAACGAGCAACTCGAAACAAACGTTGCACTATCTAAAGAAATCAACACGATGAAACGCGCTGCTGCAATCAATGAATTTGCTAGCAGCATGGTTGACACCGATGCTGATAAATTCAGAGGTTTGGCCGAAGAGTTAGCATTTGAAAACGTTGATTCATTCAAAGAAAAACTTCAAACCATTAAAGAAAATTATTTTGGTAAGAAACAAACCGTTGTCGAATCAGTTAGTTCTGCTAAAAGTGTTGTAACAGACGCTCCAGTGCAATTGACAGAAGAAACTTCGGTAAACCCAACGATGGCTCGCTACTTGCGTGCTTTCAATGGTGTGAAATAATTCACAACAATATCCCTAACAAAAGGAAAATAAAATGACAACTCGTCAAGATCTAGTTAAAAAGTGGCTCCCTATTCTTGAAGCCGCTGAAGCTCCAGCAATTAAAGANNANTATCGNCGNGAAGTNACGGCNGTTCTTTTGGANAACCAAGAACGCGAAATGATCAAGTCTGATCAGTTCTTGTCTGAAGCAACTCCTATCGCTAACGCCGGNGGTGNTGGTTTGGCACTNGGTNGTGCTGGTACAAATGCCAACATGGCAGGTTACGATCCAGTGTTGATCAGCTTGGTTCGCCGCGCTGTTCCACAGATGATCGCTTATGACATCGCTGGTGTTCAGCCAATGACTCAGCCTACAGGTTTGATCTTCGCTATGAAGAGCAAGTATGCTACGCAAGACGGCGCAGAAGCTCTCTTCAACGAAGCTGACAGCGATTTCTCTGGTGCTGGTACTCACGCTGGTTCTAATCCAGGTGCTGGCGCTTACACAACTGGTACTGGTATGACTACAGCTAATGCTGAAGATCTTGGTGCTGGTGTTGCATTTGGTCAAATGGCTTTCTCTATCGAGAAGACAACTGTGACTGCTCAAACCCGCGCTTTGAAAGCAGAATACACCACTGAACTTGCACAAGACTTGCAATCTGTTCATGGTCTAAATGCTGAAGGTGAACTTAGCAACATTCTTACTCAAGAAATTCTTAACGAAATCAACCGTGAAGTTGTTCGTACAGTTTACACTTCTGCTAAGACCGGTGCTGAATACGGTACTGCAACTCAAGGTACTTTTGACTTGGACGTCGATGCAAATGGTCGCTGGTCTGTTGAAAAATTCAAGGGTCTATTGTTCCAAATCGAACGTGAAGCAAATGCTATCGCTCAAACGACTCGTCGCGGCCGCGGTAACTTCTTGATCTGCTCTGCTGACGTAGCATCTGCATTGGCTATGGCCGGTGTTCTTGACTATGCTCCTGCATTGCAAACTGGTTTGAATGTTGACGAAGCATCTACTACTTTCGCTGGTGTTCTAAACGGCAAGTACAAAGTGTATATCGATCCATATTCTGCTAACCAAGCTAGCACACAATTCTTTGTTGTTGGTTACAAAGGTACTTCAGCATTTGACGCTGGTCTTTTCTATTGCCCATACGTTCCATTGGAAAAAGTTCGCGCAATCGATCCAGCTACGTTCCAACCGAAAATCGGGTTTAAAACCAGATACGGAATGGTTTCGAACCCATTCACCACTATCAACTCTGGTAACAACATCTATTACAGAAAAGTTCGTGTTACTAACTTGATGTAAAATATATACATTTAATTAGTATATAGTATAAAATACCTCTAGGAGCAATCCTAGAGGTATTGTTCGTTTATGGAGACTAAAAATTATGAGTGGATTTGTTTATATCTGGCGCGATAAAAAACACAACAGATACTACGTTGGATCACATTGGGGATCTGAAGATGATAGTTACGTCTGTAGTTCGCCGTGGATGATGCAGGCGTACAAGCATCGCAAGAATGACTTTAAGCGAAAAATTCTGAGTAGAATCGCTACAAATAGATTAGATTTGTTAAAAGAAGAACAGCGCTGGTTTGATATGATTAAACCGAATGAAATAAAAGTGCGATATTATAATCTAAGTCTAAAAACATATGGCGCTTGGCATGTTCACGAAGAATCGCGTCTATCAGTCGGTCAGAAAATCTCTAAATCCAAGACCGGTAAGAACACCGGACCGCGACCTATAGAAGTTGGTCAAAAGATCTCAGAAGTAAAGAAAAGAAAATGCGCAGAAAGACGAGAACTAACGGGTTCATCTTTCACCGAAGGGCATAGAAAAGCAATATCAGAGTGTAAGACCGGCGTCAAACAGACAGAAGAGTCTAATGTCAAAAGATCTCAAACATTGCAACGTAAACTCAAATCGGGTGAAATAATCCCACATTACACTCCTCATACGGAAGAGTCAAAGAAAAAGACATCCGACGCTCTAATGGGAATTAAACGATCAGATGAAACCAAAAACAAAATGTCAAAAGGTCAATCTAAGAAGTATCGCATAAAGTTTAGTGATGGATCTGAGATTGTCGCTCATGGATTGAAAACATTTTGTCGAGACAATAGAATTCCATACGTAACTGCACGTAAAGCGTTTGAAGTTTCAAGTCCAATTAGAAAATATAAGATCGAATCAATCCAATTAGATCTCCCATGAATTCATCTTTAGTGTATAATGTATAAATAGACTATGAACAGATTACTCGCTTGCCCCGTACCTTCTAATATAAATCCATTATCACCTAATGGATTTATGTTTTCGCTTCAACGCATTCCCGAATTGACATATTTCTGTCAAGAAGTAACAATTCCTACTGTGACGCTACCAACAGTCGATATTGGTACTCCATTCGTGCATTATCCAGTGCCCGGTGATAACGTTGAATTCTCTGAACTTAGTGTGCAATTTCTTGTCGATGGAGACATGTCGAATTATCGAGCATTATTCAAATGGCTCACTGGATTAGGATTTCCTGAGAATAATCAACAATATCTCGCTGAGATTGCATCCGAATTTCCATTATCTGAGAATGCATCGGCATCATCTGATGCTACATTGACTATTCTTGGAAACACTAATAAACCTATTCAGACTATTAGTTTCAAAGACTGTGTTATCACGTCTATTAATTCGATGCTATTTACATCGACTGCATCTGATGTCCAATACTTAGTTGGCAACGCAACATTTAGATATACACTATACAAATTTATTGATTAATGACGGCGAACCCGTTGTGATAGGATTATATTATGACAACAATTGATGAGCTTTACGCGTTATGGGACGCTGACTGCAACATAAGCGAAGATCACTTAGATCGTGAATCTATCGCTACTGCGAAATTACACTCCAAATATCTTAGACTTCTTATTCAACATAAGATGAAGATTGCTGCTCTTAGCGCAGAATATAATAATCTTCGACAAGCTAAATTTCGCTATTATCGTGGTGAAATGCCAAAAGACGAACTCACTGAAAGAAGTTGGTCACAATGGCAGGGCGTTAAACCTCTTAAGAACGAATTAGATCAATTTTTGCAAGGTGATTCTGATCTTGTTAAATTAAACATGAAGATCGAGTATATAAAAGTTATGATCGAAGCGCTTGAATCTATCATGAAACAAATCAGTGCTCGTGATTGGCAAATTAGAAATGCTATAACGTTCAAACAATTTATTGCGGGCAATTAATGCATAAACTAATGATAAAAACTCATAATATAACTGGATTGAAATATCTATGTTATACGCAACGAGAAAACCATTGTGCGTACAAGGGCTCTGGTAAACTATGGCGTCTGCATATAAAGAAACATGGATACGACGTTACTACAGAATTAGTATTTCAATCAGAATTATATGACGAATTTGTCAAAGTTGCAAAAGAACATAGCGCAAAATATGACGTCGTTAATAATGATTCGTGGGCTAATATGAGAATAGAGGATGGCACAGGTGGTGACACTGTGTCTAATAAATGCTGGATCACCGATGGTTTAGTCGATGCATATCATTTGAAGACTGAGTCAATTCCTACAGGATGGCGCAAAGGTAGATCTAAATGTATTTTTAATGATGCCCAAAAACAAAGCGAATTTTCTCATTTATCATCCGGCACAGCAAAGAGTGAAGCTCTGAAAAATGCATGGGAGTCTGGAAAATTCACGAATAGAAAACCACATAAAGGTGTTCCACATTCTGAAGAAACAAAGAAGATATTATCAAAAGCTGCTTTACGCCGAAAGAAAATTAAGTGTGAGCATTGTGGAAATGAAATATGTCCAGGAATGTATAAACGATGGCACGGCGAAAAATGCAAAACGAAATTATAACTATTGAAAAAATTAACAACGTCCACCTTAGAATTTGCTCTGATTCTGGTATTGAACAGGAATTATCCGAATTCTTTCAATTCCGCGTTGAAGGATATAAATTTATGCCAGCTTATAGAGCCGGCGCTTTTGATGGNTTCATACGCTTATATGATCTTCGTCGTAAGACTTTATACGTTGGATTATTAAATTATGTATTAGAGTTCGCTAAGCGTAATGATTATGAAGTCAAGTTCATCAATGACGTAGTATCAGTCACTGATATTTCGATTGAAGACGTAATGCTATATTGCGCAAAGCTTGATCTACAAGGCCGCGGCGCGTCTATTGATATTCGTGATTATCAGATTGATGCTATACATAAAGCGATTCACGATCAACGCACTCTACTATTATCTCCTACTGCGTCTGGTAAAAGTCTGATCATCTATAGCGTTATGCGCTATCATCTGGATCAAGGCCGTAAGTGTATTATTGTTGTTCCAACTGTATCTCTTGTCGAACAATTGCATAAAGACTTTGAAGATTATTCTAGTGCAAATGGATGGAAAACTTCTAAACAT